GTCATCACTCTCGGATTTGGCGAGAGAAAGACTGTGGTGGGGATTATCGGTCCAGTCATTCCGTCCGGTTTTCCCGAGACAAAGGGCAAGCACAAGGGTCGCATGAAGATCGCAAATCGGATGCTGTGGGTCGAGTTCGGTACCAAACCGCGTCACCACAAAAGCGGAAAGCTCGTCGGAGCCATTCCCGCCACGCCGTGGTTCCGCCCTGCATGGGAACGGTCGAAGGGTGCGATTGAACAGGTCATGCTGAAACGGGGAGCTGCGGAACTGAAGAAACTTGCAACGGCGAAAGCATGAGATCGAATGTCGCATATGCAGTCAATGCAATACTGTCCGCCTTCACGCAACTCACGGACATTGTGTCCACGCGGATCGAAGCGATCAGTATGCCGCAGGATGCCGACCTGCCGTTCATCGTATATCGGCAAGTCAGCGGAGTGCCTGTTACCAGCCTGGTCGGCGACTCCGGTGCGATCGACCATCGCGTGCAAATCGATTGCTATTCGACCGACTACGATCAGGCGGCGACGATGGGCGACTATGTTCGTCTCGCGTTCAACAACGCGAGAAAGGAATATCATGGCGGATGCTACGTGTTATCCGCTCGCGTGCTCGGAATGTTCGACTTGCCGGTTGGTCCGGAAACGCCCGGCACTGAAGAAGTCATCCACGCTCGCAGCGTCGATGTCCAGATATGGCTCGGCGTATTGCAGTTCTGATTTGAGAGGATAGAGATATGGCACAATCAGCAGCGTCATCACTTGACGGCTCGACAATGTCGATCAATCCGACGAACTCCGCATCCGCCATTGTCGAATTGACATCGATATCAATATCGAGTGAGAGGGCTTCAATCGATGTGACAAGTCTAACGTCAACATCGCGCGAATCTATTGCCGGTATTCCTGATGCGGGTACTGTAGACGTGGACTTCAACTTCATAGGTGCCGCCGCATCACAATTGCTTTTGACCACCGACTTGTTCACGGCGGCTTCAAGCCTGAATGCCGCCGGTGGATTTGCGGAGTTCGTTATCACGTGGAACTCGCAAGCATCATTCAACACGACGTGGACGTTCGACGGTTTCCTAACGAATGTCACGGTGGGCGGCAGTGAAGGAGAAAAGATTGGCGGTTCGGCCACGATCAAGATCAGTGACGCAACTGATCCGCCGATCACGATCGCCAACGCATAATAGAGGAGGCTTGCATGGGTTTGAAAGAGGAGATCGCGGGCAAGATCAACAAGGTGCTCGGACAGATCGCAGTCAAGGATTTGGGTGTGACGGTCTACATACGGGAGGTTTCGGTAGGTGATCGGATTCTGATGACGAGCGAATCGAGCCGGTTTCCGGTAGACCTCCGCAAGGATGAGGATACGGGCGAGGAGATCGATCAGTACGGTGGCCCAAAGCTTGTATTGGTCGGAGCAGCCGATGCTAAGGGCAATCGTATTTGGTCAAACGACGAGTTCGATTCTGTCCTCGCTTTGCCACAAGATGCGATGATCCAGATTGCTAAGGAAGTCGCCCGACTCAACGGAATGGAAGATGACTCGGGAAACTCATCGCAGAGCCGGATGGACGCTTCGCCTTCCGGCTCTGCGAACGGCTAGGCATCTGGGATGTCCCCGCATTCATCGAAGCGTGTCCCGCGTGGTTATTCGATCAATGGATGTCGTTCTATTCAAAGGAGCCGTTTGGGGAGGAGCGGGCCGATTGGCGGATCGCATTGCTCGGCACTGCCGTATTGCGTGCGATGGGATCGAAGACCGTCAAGCCCGAACACTTCCTAATCGCTTCGGATGAAGCAAAGCCCGTGAAGCAATCGGTTGAGTCGATGCAGGCCGCATTGTTGCAAGCGGTAGGTGGACGAGTGGGATATGCACACTAAAAGACTGACAACAGGCGATCGATTCGGAATAACTATATTGATCGCAGCAATTCTAACATTGTCGTTCATGGCCGTGATTTTGGATTACGGATAATATGGCAATCAATATAGCCAAACTTGTTGCCAAGATCACAGCCAACACAACGGGCTTCGAGCGCGGCATGAAGCGTTCGCGTAAGTCGATGCGCGGATTCGGCAAGGCCGCGCAATCATTGAAGCGGATCGCAGTCAGCGCACTCGGTGCTATCGGCATCAGCCTTGGGGTTAGTAAACTGATCTCGGGATTGCGTTCTTCCGCTGCGGAGATGGACAAACTCGGCAAGACTTCGCAGCGTCTTGGGATTGCTACAAACCGTCTTGCGGAATTGCAATTCGCCGCGAAACTTACAGGCGTTGAAACCAACACACTCAACTTGGCGTTACAGAGAATGGTTCGCCGCGTTGCTGAGGCCGCACAGGGAACTGGAGAAGCAAAGGCCGCGATTCGCGAACTTGGACTCGAAGCCAAGAAATTGGCGAAACTCTCGCCCGACAAACAATTTAAAGAAATTGCCAGACAGATGGCGCTTGTCGCGACTCAGTCCGATCGTGTGCGTCTCGGGTTTAAGTTATTCGATTCCGAGGGCGTTGCACTCATCAATACATTGAAGCTCGGCGCTGCAGGATTGGACGAACTGGCACGCGAAGCTCGAAAGCTTGGGATTGTCGTCACACCGGAACAAGTTGCGCGCGTATTTGATATGAATGATGCGTGGACAAAAGTATCATCATCGGTGACGGGCCTGAGTAACGCAATAACATCCGACTTGTCACCGACACTAAAAGACCTCTTCGATGGAATGTCCAAGCGAATCTCGTTCGCACGCTTATTGTGGGGCGAGCTGATAAGTGATGTATCAAAACTCTCGCTCATTGTCAAGGTTGCTTTCGGCGCATCTGATGCAGAATTGAACCGTGCAGCATTGCGAACCCTGAGATTCATTGAGGAAAAAAAGGCAACGAACTTTGCACTGCGTGGTCTTGGCGATACATCGTCGGGAAGTGGCGGTGGCGGTGGAGGCATCGGTAGTGTTGGGGGGATGTTCAATGCGAAGAGGCAGCCACGCTTTCTTGAACGCGGATCGCAAGCAGGTTTTGAGGCGTTGATCCGCGCGAGGCAGTTCGGAACTGGAGGGCGAACCGGCATTCAACCCCTGGATATTATACGGCGACTAATTGAGCGTGGAGTGCGGCGATTGGAGTTGGTTGATCGCGGAATAAAGAACGTCGATCGTATTCTAAGCCGCGACCTTCCTGTCCCCGTGGCGATTGACTGATGGCGATTGTGTGGGTTAGACAAATACCGGAACGCGGAGCGGGGGCCGACTTTTCTTCCGGTCGGCGATATGTGCGGTCGTGGATGGTGCTGACCGACGACCCGAACGAGAGTCTCCACGATATAATTATCGCGTCCAAAGGCGGCGAGAGAATACCGCAACGCGGCGAGCCGGACCCCGACGATCCTGGCGGATCGTCGCGAGTGCAGATCGTTGACGCGAACCAGGAGCAAGGCCAGCCGACCCTGTGGCGCATCGATGTGTCTTATGGCCAAACAACGCCGCAACAGATTCCACCAGACAACCCCCAGCGGGCAGAGGTTATTTGGCGGTGGAGTGTTCGCACGACTACTGAAGAGCTAAAGAAGTCGTGGGAGGCAGGTTCTCAAACAATCCCGGTTGTCAACTCTGCTGGCGAGTTCTTCAAGGATGCTCCGAAGGTTGTCAAAGGGTTCCCCGTCTTGCGGATCACTCGCAACGAAGCGACGCCATATGAAATCGACCAAATCCGAACATACACGCACACGATCAATAAAGACGATTACGGACTATACGGTATCAAGCAGTCGTTTATGAATAGCATAAACGTAGAAGGTTCGACATCGTTCAGCGGCATAGGGTTCGTGCGTGTCAATTATGAGATATGGTTCAAGTTCCCATCCTGGGACTTGGAAGTTCTGGACGCAGGACTTCACTATAGGGTGGATGACGGACCTGGCGGCCGTCCTGGTCTGGTCCCGTTTACAGATCAGGAGGGCAAACCGTTTTCCGACGAACAGTTATTGAGAGACGGCAAACCCTTGAGCGTGGAAGACCCGCCCGTGTTCTTGGAGTTCCAGCCATATAAGGCAGTCAACTGGTCGCCGCTGGGGCTTACGACGTGAAAGCGCGCACTATTACAG